CATGGTTATACGAGTGTGACACTTCTTGATGCCAGGAATACTCTCCACAGCCATCTGTATGTCTCGGGGGATTTGATCCGCCGCTGGACAGAATGCACTGGTCAGTGTGTGCAGAACGAAACAGTGACCTGCTTCGGTGACTCTGATATCATAGATCAATCCTAGTTGGTAAATGTCAATGGGTAGTTCTGGATCATACACTGTCTTTAGTTTTTCTTTGATCGCTTCGATGTATTCTAATCGCGTGGGCTCATGATCTATAACATCATTGAGTGTAAGTTCTAGTCCTACGTTTTTTTCTTCAGTTGACATAAAATTATTATATGCTACTATTACAGTAAATACAACTATGAAAAATATACTAATACTGTTTGCATTATTATTCGCTGTATCAAACTGTGCTAAACCTGTTGACTCTGTATCATGGGGCAAGAAGTGTATCGTAACTGAGGATAAAGTAGTTTATTCTTATGTTTGGTTATACAACAAAGAGTCAGGTCTTAACGCAGATCGAGTTCAGTGTAAAGAAATTGCTGACAAAAAATAATCAACTTTTAAAGTTATCTATAAAATGTTTTAAAGCAGACACATCTGCTTGTAGATGTCTGTCTCTAGTTTTAAACCAAACATCACGATCTCGATACCAAATATTCATTTCTGTTCTTATTCTTTTTCCGGTATGGTCGTCTATAATCTTTTTTGATTGTATCTGTACATGGGGAAGCACATAGGCTCTCCCTAATGTTACCGCTATCTTAGTCAGATAGTTATCAATGTGCCAATGCCAAAACTGTGGAGGTAAAAAATAACCAACTGTGTTTATCCAGTTCTTGTGTAGTACAAAGTGAGCGGCACCAATTGGAGAAGGATATGTTTTTATCTTGTAAGGTTTATCTGTTGGCACATTATGCTCCTCCCATCTTCTTTTATCTTTTGGAGTCATATCTCTTGGACACACATACAAAATCTTATCTTTATGTTTGTAGGTTTCAAAAAAATCAACTATATGCTTGTCCCAATCTTTGGATAGAAATTGTGCATCATCACCAACTAACATACAGTAATCGTGTTTGGCAAGTGTTGATAGATAATTCCAACTGTAACAAGTGCTTTGATCAGGTCCGATTATGTATACACTTTCTGGGAGTAATTTTTTGTAGGTTTCGATTGTGGGGTCGTTATCATTTAGATAAAACTTAACTTCTACATCGTTCTTTTTGGTGTTGTTTATTGTATCTAGTAAACGTTTTGCCAACTCTGGCCTGTGGCGTGAAGGGACTAATACCGAAATCATAGCAACTCCGCTTTCGGAAAATATCTAATGAACTTGTCGTTTTTACCATTCCTAACTGCTGTAATTCTTTTTTTAATCTCATCAAAAAAGTTCCAAGCCAAAGGCACAAATGTAATTGCTTCTTCTTCGGGAATTGTTTTTAATTCATCTATAGATTTTATAGGAATATGTTGTCCGGGGGTAAATTTATTCTGTTTTAACTTGTTATCATCGATTATAAAATTTAAAGGTTTGTTGACAAAATTTAAAAAAGTATTGCCTTTTGCGGCGGCGCCATATCCAACTAGTTGGGTGTCTTTTCTTTGCTCTAATAAATTTAGGTAATCCTGTTTTACTTTTAATATATTTTTTGCCCACGTATGATAGTTAGACATAGAGTTAATTACACTTTCGTCATTAAAAAATTTATCTAAAATTTTACTATTTTTGTAATTCTTAGATATAACAAATATGTAACTGATTCCGTGAATTGGATTTTTTAGTATATCTGTGATTTTTAACCCAACAGATTCTACTAATGTGTTCATGCTTTTGGCACAATAAAAGTTTATGTGTTCATGATAAATTGTATCAAACTCGTTATTTTTTACCATGTCTGCTTGGCTAGTTTGAATAAAAATGTGGCCATCTTCTTGTAAAATTTTTTTAATGTTTTCTAAGAATACAGTTGGATTGGGTTGATGGGCAAAACTATTTTGCATGACCACCATATCAAATTTAGTTTGAAAATTTATTTTATCACTGAAGTAATCATTAACAACCTTGTGATTTTTTTTAGAATATTCAAATAAGTTTTTTGCTGGATCTATTCCGTATGTTTCTATTCCTTTATCTTTAAATATATCAAGTTGTGTGCCATCATTACAGCCTATGTCGAGAACGTTCCTACATCCGTTAGGAAAATATTTTAAGGCAGTATCTGAAAACCAATCCATATATTTTTTATATGTGTCTGTGGTGCCACTGCGATAAAGATATGTGTCATACATCAAAGGCAAACTTACTGCGTGTGAAAGTTGTAAATGCAGACACTTGTCACAAGCATTAACTTTTAATGGAAAAGTTTTTTCTTCTTGGATCTTATCTAAAAAACCGTTTGCTAATGGCTGATTGCCTAAATCAACAATTTGCGATACGTTGTTATCGCATACTACACAATTATTAAGAGTTACGCAACCATCTATCATTAGCCAATGTCCAATCTACAGTTTCTTTTATTCTCTCTGACAACTTTATACGAGGTTCCCAACCTAACTGTTTCAATAGGTCTCCGCTTAAAGCGTAACGCAGGTCGTGTCCCGGTCTCGATGTATGGAAATCAACCATTTCATAGTTTAAGGGTTTTCCAACAGCATCTGATATCATCTGTGCCAATTTTAAGTTATCAACCTCTTCAGTGCCAACTAAATTAAATTTTGGACATTTTGCCCATCCAAAATCTCCTTTGTGAATGTAATTGTCCAAATTTAAAATAAACATTAATCCTTCTGCTACATCGCTCGCATGAATATACATTCGAGAACCTGCTTTAGTTTTGCTGGAGTCTGCGTGTATGGTAACTTTATGGCCGTCCCTTACTCTTTGTATTGTGCCCGGAATAAATTTTTCTGGGTGTTGTCTTTGGCCAAATACGTTCATTGTGTGTGTTATGTAGATTGGCATTTTGTAAGTATTTTCATATGCAACACAAAATTCTTCTGCCGCGGCTTTACTGGCACTGTAAGGATTAGTTGAATTATATCTGTCGTATTCCTTATAGGAAACACCCGGAGGTGCAACTCCAAAAATTTCATCTGTGCTGAAGTAAACAAACTTTTTTAAATTTGGTAATTCTTTTGCCCAATTCAATAAGTTTACTGTTCCAACAACATTATCTTGAACGAACTCCATTGGATGCGTTATAGACCGGTCAACATGGCTTCCTGCCGCTAAGTGTAGGACAATATCAATATCACCTATGTCTGCACGTATTTGGCTGTTCAATGCCGCCTTTAGATCGTGAAATACGGTCCTATGTCTTTTACGATTTTCAGGAGTATGTTCCTTAAGAATATCATTTAGGCGATTTAAATTACCAGATTCATCTAATCTATCTAACGTAGTAATATGCCAATCGGTTGTTTTTAAAATATGATCGATTACGTGATGTGCAATAAACCCTGCGCCTCCTGTGATTAAAACTTTCATATTCATATTTTTTAATTATTTACAAACACAACATCAGGCCAAGTTTTTATTAGAACACTGAATCCTTTATCGCTTAACCATCGCTCTATTATCGAATTATTTGATTTAAACCGTTTAGAATTATTGTTCAGTTCTATCATAAGATATTTACATTGCTCCAGTGTGCGTTCTGCTCCTTTTAGAACACTCAACTCATAACCTTCTACGTCAATCTTGATTAAATCCACATTTGTAAAATTATAAGAATCTAATGTTTGCATTTGAACATTACCAGCGGCTGTTATGTATTTGGCTTGAGTAAAATTATCTTCAGACAAGCCAACCTGTTTCTCTGCTTCACCCAAAGCAACATTACGACACGTGATGTTTGCTGTTTTATTTTTTTCTAAACAATGATAATGTGTAGGATCAGGTTCAAATGCTTCAATGTTTTCTGCTAAAGAACAGATAGACAAAGACCATGTACCACACCAAGCACCCACATCAATAACTGTGTTAAATTTGATATCATTCTCTTCGCAGTGTTTTAAAAATTCATTAAGACACTTGTTCTGAGTGAATGGTTTACCAGCAATCCACTCTTGTAAATGAACATCGTTGGACGGTACCCAAACACCATTTACTTGCTGTATGTCCATTTTACTTTTTAGAAGTTTCTTTATCTATTTTATTGAAGTCTTT